GTTATGGACGGTATCTCAATGAGAATTGTCCGATCTTACAGTATCTCAGCAGATACATTTCCCACTCGGATTGACGTACTCTACGGGTACAAAACCATCAGGCCAGAAATAGCCTGTCGTATCCAGATGAACTAAACCACAGGGGGGCTTCGGCCCCCCACTTCTTCAGGAGATAAACATGCCAAAGTGGATGTATAAAAAGGACAAGGGCGAAATCGTTTCCAGGCTCTTCCAGGATGGCGACGATATTCCGAAAGAGTGGAAAGAAAGTCCTGGCGAAGCCAGGAAACCCAAGAAGAAATAGATGGCTTTAACAAATTTTGCGACCTTAAAAACCGCAATAGCCTCGGAGTTTTCACGCTCCGACACGGGCTTCACCAATGCCGTGCCTGATTATGTTCTGAGGGCGGAAGCGGTTCTTAACAGGCGTTTAAGAACGCACCAGATGCGGGCGACGGCGACGGTTACAATCTCGTCTTCGGCAAGCACTGCCTCCCTGCCTACGGGATTTCTATCAGATATTGGATTGCACTATACGTCCGACCTGAGTCAGCTAACCCCTGCGACAGACGCCGATCTGGTCTACTGGGGTGCAACGGATTCAGGCCAGCCCCGTCTCTATAGAGTGGGTGCAACGGTGTACGAGTTTGATAGACCGGCTGACAAGGCTTATGCGACCAAGGCCGTTTATTTCAAGGCGAACAACCTCACTTCCGACGCCACCAACTGGCTGATGACCAATTACCCCGATGCGTACCTTTATGCGTCGTGTTTCGAGGCGGCGGCGGCAAGACAGGCCAAGGATCGAATGGCAGTATATAAACCTCTCAGGGACGAGATTATCGAGGAGATTAACCGTCTTAACTCAAAGACCCAGGGTCGTGTGAGAATGCGACACGATGCAAGCCTTGCAAGGGGAAACCAGTTTAACGTCAACACCGGCGGTTATCTATGATTGTATTCGGCGAGTTCGCTCCCGACCAGCCAGCCCTGGACTCTGGCGGACAGTTCAGTACGGTTGCAAAGAACGTCATACCGAGAACGAAACACTCCTATGCTCCCCTGGGGACACTGGCGGCATTGACCGGCGCTATAACCAACACTTGTCAGGGTGCGGCGGCGTTCAGGGATTCAGCGGGAAATGTTAATTCGTTCGCCGGGGACAAAAGCAAGCTCTACAAGCTCTCCAGTACGACCTACAATGACGTAACAGGCTCCACCACTCCCTCAGTTGCAGACGACGACACATGGCAGTTCGCCAAGTTTGGCGAGAGAATTATTGCGGTCAGCGGGCATAATACGAATACCCAAAGCTATGTTATGGACACTTCTACGGTCTTCGCCGATCTTGACTCCGACGCTCCGAGGGCAAGACACGTTGCCCAGATCAAGGACTTTATAATGCTGGGGAACACCTATACCTCAGCGGATGATTCAGTAGCGAATAGAGTCCACTGGTCAGCGATTAACGACCCCACGGACTGGCCGACCATTGGAAGCGCGGACGCAGCAAGTAAACAGTCTGACAGACAGGACTTACCTTCGGGAGGGTGGATTCAGGCGATCACGGGAGCGGTAGGCGGTACGGACGGGGTTATCTTTATGGACAACGCCGTGTATCGCGTTATCTATTCAGGACCGCCTACGGTGTTCGAGTTCTATGAAGTTGAAAGAGCGAGGGGAACGATAGCCTCAAGAAGCGTGGTCAATATAGGGGACTCGTGTTTTTACCTGGCGAATGATGGATTTTATCAGTTTAACGGTCAGGATTCTATCCCGATAGGGGACCAGAAAGTAGACAAGACATTTTTCAGTAGATTCCAGCAGGACTATCCTCACCTGGTCTGGGGCGCGAGCGACCCAATCAATAAAGTAATTATGTGGACATATCCCTCAAGCTCGACTTCCAATGCGACAAAGGCTCTTCTGTATAACTGGAGTCTCAATGAATGGTCGGAGGCGGAATTTAATTCCCAGGTGTTATTCACCGACCTGACCCAGGGATATACTTTAGAGGGTCTGGACGCTGTCGAGAGCCAACTGGACGACCTTCCCTATTCTCTGGATTCGAGGATCTGGACTGGAGGCAAGGACGTTCTTGCGGTCTTTGACACCGATAAAAAAAACGCCACATTCTCAGGGGTCAACCTCGCTGCGACGATTGAATCGCAGGAGATAGGCGGGGGCGAGAGGGTTCTGATAGACGGTATCAGACCTTATGTGGATGTCAGTAATACGGCGCACCTTACCGTAGCTTTAAAGACACGCGACGACGTGGGCGCTTCCATAACGACGGGAACGGCTTCAAGTATAGACGCAGACGGACAGGCTCATTTTACCACTTCGTCGAGATATGCAAGGGCGCAGGTCAATATAGCCGCCAGTGCGACATGGACTCACGCCCAGGGAGTAGATGCAGACATAACCGCTGACGGGACTGCATGATGGCTGACTATTTCACAAGGGTTCCCGGCCCTCTGGAGGTTATGCGGAGGCTGGGATTAAACGTCCCTTCGCGTAAACAGGTAGGGAATCTGTTTACGGCTGTTCCTGAGTTCGTAGGCCCACAGGCTGACGTTGCGGGCATGGTCAGGGATGCGGGCCAGGTTATGCCCAACATACGGTCTGGAGACTACGGACAGGCATTAGGGAACCTCGGCATGGCTGCGGCGGCTATTCCGTTTATGGCGTTGCCTGGAACAGTGTCCCAAGTCAAGGGAGCAGCTACAAAACTATATAGACATGGAAAGCCGACAGGTGGGACAGCTCATTTTACACCAGACCCGAATTATCCAGTTAAGCCAGAATCCGGGCCAATGGATGAATATATTTTTGAAGGCAAAACGCTAAATATAAACAAAAAGTTTTATAAGGAGAACAAGGAACTATTTAAAGGCCACAAAAACTGGTCTGATGAGCAAACAATCAGTCTTGATGTGGGAACTAATCCAAAGAAATTTGAGGACTACGCTAAAAAACGAGGATTTGATGCTTATCAAGTTGACCTTCCGGGGTTCCCGAAAGAAATTAATGTCGTTAATCTTTCAAAGGTCAAGGGAGTAACGAAAAAGATAACGGATGAACTTCCTATGGATACAGCAAGCCGCATGGCAAGGGCAAAAGAAATGGGGTTTGATGTAGACACGCCAATGTATCACGGCACAAGAGCAAAAAATATAAAGGGATTTGATGATTCTTTAATTGGGTCAGTACATGATAGTGGTTATTATGGCAGAGGTCATTATTTTGCAGATACTTCTGGAGAGGCTAAATATTATGGGCCTAATGTTGGTGAGTACGCAACAAATGCAAAATTATTTGATTTAAGTAATGAAACAGGTGACGCAACATTTCGTGGAAACTTTAAATCTTTTGCTAAAAAATTAGACAAAATAGGAGCTTTAGACAAAGACCAGAAACAGGCTTTAAAAGCGATTAATAAAGCTGAAAAATATGTTGATAATAATATCGAGTATTTGGTTGGTCAAAATCCTGACAACACAACGGGAATTTACGCTAAAGTAAAAAATCCTGTTTCTGGGAAGTACCCAGAAGAGTTTTCTGTTCGGACTGGTTATGCTGGCAAATACCCAGAAACAAAAAAAGAAGCCTTAGAAAATTTAAAAGATACATTTATCTATGAAATGGAGACTTTTTATCCAGAACAATTTCCTGGTCTTGGGACACAGTCAGCATCTTTATCAGATTATATCCGAGCAGATAGTACGCTAGGGTCTTCTGGCTTAACAGAAAAAGTGAAAGAAGCTGGGTTTGAAGGTATTAGGGTTGGAAGTGAAACAGTAATTTTTGACCCAACAAAAATAAGATCACTTAAAGCCAAATTCGACCCAAGTAAAAAGACAAGCGCAAATTTATTAGCAGGGGCGGCTGGCGGTATGTTGTTCGCTCCAGCGTTTATGGACAATGAGTGAATTTCCCGGCATTACCGCTTCAACGGCCAGTACAGGGTTATTCCTGAGGGACGCCCTTGAATGGTCACGGAGGGTTATGCAGGGGAAACTGAACAATACCGCCCTGTGGACTCTGGCGGCGGATGCGGCAACCACGACATTCACGGATGACAGGATAGGACTGGAGACGGCCCTCCACTGGAGTCCAACTACGGTAAACGCCGCTGCGATAGTGGCGAGCATGTACGTTTCGGAAACAAGTAGAAAGAACGGTGAGGTGACAATCTCACATACGAATAATTCCAACACGGACAAGATATTCAGGATCACGTTTCATGGTTGAGATACCCGTATCATTGCAGCAGAAGGGACTGAATTTGTTTTCCGATCTGCAACAAGCCATAGCAGATGTCAGAAAACAAATAGCAAAAGAAGCGGCACCCCAGTCCGGAACAATCCCTGGGCAGTATAGTTATTTTTCGGCACCAAACATGAATGTTCCCCTTTCTCCTTTGGGATCAGTGGCCAATCCTTTTGCCGCTGCCCCGCCCGCCACTGTGCAGCAATCGGTAGCGCCTGATCAGCCTTTAGAAATATCTTCGATTCCATCTTCTCCTTTTGCTCCGGAGTCAACGCCAATTCATTTACTGCCGACACTTGGAAGCATGAATCCAGATGTATATACCAATTATCCTAAAGCCCCAGATATGGAGTATTTTACACAGCCACAAGTAGGTAATCTGAGAGCAGCAGAAGGCGAACCCCTGGTATCAGGTGAACAGCCCTATCAGCCTCAATACCCGGAAAGCCCGGACTTATGGACAGATCCTGACACAGGAGAACTGTATCGGATTGGAGAGGATGGTGCCCTCCCAGGATCAAAAGGCCGGGGGTTTCTTTTCAGTGACCCTGTTTTAAAGGGACCGGGATGGTCTCCGTTTTCCGGGATAACCCCGCAAAAACTGGCTGGCATGGCAATCGGTTCATTTATTCCCGGAGCAAGCAGTCTGGGGATAATGGGGTCAATTTTAAGAAATATGGGTGCTCACCATCAATATAAGGGATCAGATATGTTCGGCGGGGGAATGTGGGATGTATCCCCGGATTCCAATTTATATGTTGAGCCAGAAACAGGCTTCGCCTCCTGGAGATCTACATCCCCCGGAGGTGGAGGTACACAAGGCGGATCTCTTAACCTCTACAATATGCTCCGGGACATAGGAACAAGAGACCCAGTATACCAGGTGGAAACTCCGCGTGGATGGGCAAATGCCAGAGACCTGGCGGACATAATGGGAACTGGAGACAGACCGCCTGAGGGATTATTCACAGATGAACCGGCCAACCTTGGCCAACAATGGTCCGGTTATGGAGATCTGACCAATAATCAGGCTGTTCAGTCTTTAGCCAGTCAATACGGACCAGCGTGGAATGCTTTATCTGCGGATGTCCAGGCTGCGGGCGGCGGTTATAATGACCAGCGTGATGCTTCAATAGCAGCCGCTTATGATCTACAGGACCAGATAGATTTTGATTCAGAGTCGATGGATCTAGCCAGCGATTTTTCCGAAATGGATCTGGTTGGTGAGTGGCTATAACGCAACTCTGGGGAGTCACGGGGTCGGAGATAGACGATGTCTGGCCCAGTGTAGAGCCTTTTATCCAGAGGGTTGTGGATAAGGGTTCGGACAAGACCGCAAAGGAAGTCTTTAAGGGATTGAAGGGCCGGCGCTATCAACTCTGGGTAGCGTGGGACGAGGAGATCAGGGCCTGTTGTATCACGGAGACGATACACTACGAGCCTGACGGACTTCTGTGTTCAATCCTCATGTGCGCCGGTGATAATTTAAGACGCTGGATTAAACATATCAGGACAATCGAGGAATGGGCGGAGTCAAAGGGCTGTTTCGCTATTGAATTAGTCGGGCGAAAGGGCTGGGAGAAAATCCTTGAATATAAGGTAACGGGATACGACGAAAACGCATTGATAATGAGAAAGATGTTAAAATGAAAAGCTCAAGACCGCAACAGACAGGAACGCAGGTAGTTACCCAGACGAATGACCCGTGGAGTGGGCAACAGCCATTCCTCGAGACGGGATTCCAGAGGGCGCAGACGGATGTTCTGGAAAAACCCGAAACATTCTTTCCGGGGTCTACCGTGGTTCCCTTTGATCCTGTCACAACGGAGGCTCTGGGTTCAATCGAAAGCAGGGCGAGAGCCGGTTCCCCTCTTGTCCCGACAGCGCAGGAAGCTATAAGAAGTGCGGCAAGCGGCGAATTGCTGGAGCAGAACCCGTTTTTAAGCCAGACCAACCCCTATCTTCAGGATGCTATCGACGCGGCGACCCAGGGGATTACGAGAAATTATCAAAGTGTCGTCGAGCCTGGAATTGATGCGGCATTCTCCAGCCGTGGAAGATATGGCAGCGGACTACAGGCCGAGGCTATAGACAGGGCGCAGGAGAACCTTGCAGACCAGTTGGCTGATGTTGGTACACAGATGGCCTTTGGTGACTATGGTCTCCAGAGACAGGCGTATGATACCGAAAGAGCCAGACAGATGGCGGCGGCACAAGTGGCTCCAGGCCTGGCGGCACAGGACTACGTTGATCCCGGACAATTACTTTCGGTAGGCGCGGCAAGGGAAGGTCAGGCGGCGGCACAGTTACAGGAGGATATTAACAGGTTCAACCTGGAACAGACCGCGCAGAAGAAAGCCCTTGCCGACTATATGGCGCTCGTCGCCGGGGGGCAGTACGGCGGAACGTCTTCAACCTCGACCCCGATCTATCAGGATACTTCAAGCAATGTCCTGGGCAATATAGCCTCCCTTGCGGGGGTAGGCGGGTCACTGTTCGGCGGCATGGGGCCGTTCGGTGCGTTTGGCGCATTCGGATAGGGGATAGATCATGGCTAAAGTAGTTCCACAGAACCCCATGAACGCCTATTTCACTCAACTCGCAGACCCGCGCTATAGACAGGCAATGCAGCAACAGAACCTGTTTTCCAATCTGCTTAATTTCGGGGCGCAAATGAGCGCGGCGGGAGCGCCGTCTTTTGATCCGGGTTATGCGGGCAGAACCCGTGCCGGTGCCTTGGCTGGTCTGGGTAAAGGCTTAATGTCAGGCAATCAGGCTTATCGTGACCAGATGATGAACGCCATGAAGCTGAAGTCAATGATGGATACGAGCGGATTAGCCAGACAGAAAATACGTCAAAAAAACGAGGCAAGAAAGAAAATGATGGGGTTATTTGGTGGGTCTGGTACTCAAGCAAAAGCCCCACAAATACAACAACCCGCAGATGCAATAGATCAAACGATAGTAGGTGAAGGGGATTTACCGAAAACGCCTTCAATCACAAGCGCACCAATGAACGATGTTACACTTAATAAATACGGGTATGTTCCGTCACCAGGCAGAGAAGCACAATTAAGAATGCTAGCATCAACGGGCGAGGCAAAAGATGTTTCTCAAGCAATGGGAGAGTTTCGCAAGATAGACAATTCTTTAGTAAAAGACGCACGGGATCGTTTGCAAAAGCCTTTTACATCTTTCCGTGAAGCGATTGTTAATCAAGATAAAGCAATTACTGCTTTAAATCGAGCTGATGGCCCAGGCGACCTAACCGCAGTAACCGTAATTCAAAGGTCTATTGATAATGGTATTGTTCGCAAGGAGGATATGGATAACTGGTCACGGACATTAGGGTTTGTTGGCGGATTTAAAGCCCTCCTTGGAAGAATTGAGGCTGGCACAATCCTAACACCAAAACAAAGGACAAGTCTATCCAGAACAGCGAATGAATTATTCAACTCTCATAAATCATCATTTTCCAGTTTTTTTAATATTCAGCGATCTCTTGCGAGAGAAAACAACGTGCCTTGGCATAGAGTAGCGGGGCCAGAATTAGAGAAACTAATAAAATTAGACCCAGCAAGAAAGCCTAATCCAAAGGTTGGTAATACCCCAACAGAAAAGAAATATAACTTGCAAAGTCCAGTTGTAGGGGGAACGTAATGGCCGAGAAAATTAATTATGATATATTACGGAAAAACCTACAGACGATAAGAAGTGCCGGCGGCGGTCAGAGTGCCGTCGATGATTATTTGGCTGAACTAGGTATTGATCCCAAAGACATCAGCGGAATGGTTCCTCAGGCTAGGGACGCCGCGACGTTAGGTAATTACGCCAGACAGATATTCGGCCAGGGTATGGCTCTAGGTTTGGGTGATGAAATGGTAGGCGCAATGAGGGGTGTCGTTGATGCGGCTACGAGTGACAAAACTTTTGGGAAGGCTATCAGTGAGGGCATTGATGAAGAAAGGAAAGAGGTAAAAGCGTTTGAGCAACAATACCCAGAAAGATCGTTAGGTCTACAATTAGGCGGTGGACTATTAACAGGAGGTGCGGGCGCGGCGAGGGTTGGCGCAATGAAGGCTGGTCAAACGATAGGGCCAAAGATAGCCCAAGCATTAAAAGTCGGCGTTCCGATGGGCGGAGCCGGGGGGCTTGGATTCTCAGAGGGGGGATTAACACCAGAGGGCAAATTTAGCCCAGAAGGCGCACTTAGTAGAGGAATAGGTTTAGGGTTGGGTTTGGGTACTGGCGGGGCTTTAAGCGCAGCCGTGCCTCTAGGAACCGCCGCCGTTGGTAAATATAT